GCAGCAAAGGGAATTAGAGTCTGAGATTGATAGTTTTATGGAGAGTGAAAATGAGTGACGCGCGCAAAAACAGGGGAACTGGCAATGGCGGAGATGCCTACCGAAGCAGTTCATTTTGGGATAACATCGAAAAGAAGAAAAAACAGCAGCAGAAAGATAAGGAGAAAAAATAATGGGTACGTTTATTTTTATACTAATGGTAGTGTTTCTGGTAATTGCAATTTTAATAATGACCACTAGCCATGATGGGCTTGGGTTTGGTCTTATTTTATTTCTAATTATTTTTGGTGTCGGAGTTATCATTCCTTACTCATTTCACAACTCATCACTCGCAACGATAGAGAACTCAGCGGAGATAGTTAAGATTCAGGAAGATTACAAATCTAGGCTAAAGGCGCAACTAGACACCTTGCCAAAGGTTGATGGTGCGCTGATGAATAGCGACTCACCGTATAACTCTATAATTTCAGAGATTGCTATTTCAGAGCAAAAGATAGTGAACGCAAATGAAAAGATACTAAGCGCCAAGATGAGCATTCAACAAAGAGAGCGAGGATTAACCTCATACATACTCTGGTTCTTCTAATAAAACTAAGCCTCCAATCACGGAGGCTTTTTTTATAGCTTCTTGCAAGTAGTAAACCCACCAGAGCTTCCACGCGTTAACAAGTCAAACAAATACAACTCAGCGATAGTGTCGAAGACTTGGTTTTCTTGGTCTTCTGGTGATAATCCGCTAGTGTATTCGACCTCTTTGAACATCCCACTAACCAGAGATTTCTTTTCACTCTTAATCGTTGCGCCCGGTGATGTCGATACAACACCCCTAACAACGCCGTCAAGGATTTGAAACGCAATCTCATACGTTGAGTTGATAACTTCGCTAGGAACGCTGTCAGATGCGTATAGGCGGCCTGTGTGGCTACCGTATGCATTCTTTCGCGCCCATTCCAGTTCTTGATTGATATCAGCGCGCTCACCAATCCATTGCGAACGATATTTGGAGTCTAGTTTTTTACTTGATAGTTCAAGGTTATACGTGATTTGCTCATCGGTATAAGTCGAATAGTCATACCCCGCAGCGTCACAGTAAAGCTTAAAGTCGGTAATATTGCCGTACATTTGTGATGTTCCTCACAGTTTTGATTGTCTAACGGCATTTTAGCACTATTAACCGTTGACGTGATTCGCATCGGTGCTAATATCAATCCCGTAGAAGAGATGCAGCGAATGTTTCTCCCACCAGTTCCGCAAGCCAAGACGGGTCATCCTTGCCCCGAGTGCGTTCAGGTGCAATTCGTTAGCGCGATGTTTTCTTAGTTTACATTGCATGGAAAGGGTAGCCACTTTCGCGGTAAGGCTTGACACTCTGGAAGAGACAGAGATAACCACTAAGCACGTTGGTATCATTAATTTAAGTATTTTTGTTACGTATAAGACAGCGTGCTTAGTAGTTATGGGCCAATAGCATAGTAGGTTAATGCAGTCGCCTCATAAGCGATAGAGGGAGCGGTTCGAATCCGCCTTGGCTCACCAAATTAACCCCGTCATAAAACTTACTTTAGTTTGACGTCACTAGATATTTCGTCTTGGCGGGGGTTACCAAATTTAGCAATTAACGTCGTATTCCTTCTTGGTCGTTGTCATGCGTTTGTTTAATTCATTGTTGATTGCTAACTACTAACCACCTTTCGAGGTGGTTTTTTATTATCTAACGCGCACAAAAAAGTGCCCTCCAGTAGCGATAGAAAAGGGCACTCTCACCCAACCAGCATCCCAAGCCAATCAGGACCAAACCGTATCAGGGTTTAGCAATGTCACTTCACAGCGAGTAACAGATTTAACGCAATCTGTTAACGAGATAGATATCACCTCACCAATGAAACCTAGATTCAATATAGGCGTTATAATTAAAGCCTGTCAAGTTTAATGGTGGATAAAATGCAAACGGTTAATTACGAAATTATCAAACAGTTCGAAGGTCTACGGCTTGAGGCTTACAAATGCCCTGCCGACGTTTGGACTATTGGTTATGGCCACACTAACAAAGTCAAACCAGGCGATGTAATCACAGAAGGTGAGGCTGATATCTTGCTCGCTCTCGATGTGCAAGAGGCTGAACGCGCTGTTAGTTCCTATGTTGATGTTGATATCAATCAAAACCAATTCGACGCACTGGTGAGCTTTGTGTACAACTTAGGCGCGGGTAACTTTAAGTCATCCACGTTACTAAAGAAGCTCAACCAAGGTGATTATCTTGGCGCGGCCAATGAGTTTCAGCGATGGAACAAAGCGGGCGGTAAAGTGTTGCGCGGCCTGGTTCGTCGCCGTGAAGCTGAAGCAAATCTATTTATTGGAGTTAAAGCATGAACAAATTCGCATTAATCGCAAATGTAGTCGCAAAGATTGGGCCTAAAGTTAAAGGTTGGATTTTCGCAGATGGTAAGTTTCAAAAGACTCGCGCCATCATTATGTTGGTCGGCTTTGGTTTGATCGCCTTGAGTGTTGAATACTTCGGCGCGGCCAATACGCAAATCTCACTAGAGCTACTAGATGCACTAAGCGACATGATTGGTTATGTAGAGTGATGCAAGTCACACTTTAGAATCAAGTTAATTGTAATCCTCGTTGTAGTTGGTAAAGTTATTCCAACACAAACAGCGAGGATTTTTTAATGTGTGATTACCGAAAATCAATTAACCATCAATTCACTCAGCAGCATGTAACTGATAGCACTAACTACCTATCTGAATTGTGTCACGGCCTAGCTAATGAGTCTGGTTGGTGGCAGGAAGGCGATAAGGAAAATCCTTTATCAATCCCGTCTAAGCTTGCTCTCGTTCATTCTGAAGTGTCTGAAGCGATGGAAGCACACCGCAGAGACCTAAACGATGACCACTTACCAAATAGAAAAGGCTTTGAGGTTGAGTTGGCAGACGCGGTAATTCGAATCATGGACTTAGCAGGTGCGTATGACTTAGACTTAGGCGGCGCAATTGCAGAGAAGTTAATTTACAACACGCAGCGTGAAGACCATAAACTTGAGAATCGCGCTAAACCAAATGGCAAAGAATACTAACCAATAGGAAATATAAAATGTCACATATCGTAAGCGGAAAACTACGCAAAGCACCATTCATCAAAGAAGGTTGCGGCCAAGGTGATTCAACAATGTTCGTTATTGAACTTGCTGAGATGAACAAGGACTGGCAGACGCAAGAAAAGTCATACACTAACTACAAAGCCATGTTCTTCGCTAAGACTGACGCGGCAAAAGGTTACTACCATAAGGCATTCGCCGAAGGCTCTTTCGTTGTGGTGCAGTGTGAGAAGCTTAAAGTGGATACATTCCAAGCTGATAGCGGTGTTACTTATGTAACTCTAAACATGGAAAACGCACGACTAGAAGGCGCGCTAACTGTTGAAGACCAAGGCGGAATGCCACAGCAACCACAGCAGCAGCAAGGTTGGGGTCAGCCTCAACAGCAACAACGCGCACCACAGCAAAATCAACAGCAATACAACGAGCCGCCACGCGATTTCGATGATAACATACCGTTCTAAATCAATAACTTAACTAAACAATCTGGCGGCTTCGGTCGCCATAAAGAGGAAATATGAAAACACTAATGCTTTTCTTTGGCTTATTAGCTGTATTCGCGGTAGCTATTGGATTTATTAATTACGACCACCCAATCGAACAAACAAAAACCTTCAAAGTGTCGTGCAAGTCCTTTGATTACGATGGTGAAGTTTTCCGCGATGGCAAAAGGTTCTATGAATTGGTAGGCGGTAAAGAGATTTGGATTCCGCTAGGTGATTGTTTGTTGAGAGAGGTGGATTAAATGCCAACTGAAACAATGGCTGAATTTTACGAGCGAAAATGGATTGAGACGGGTGATTTGAATTACCTTGAGTTGGCGAATAAGTTAAGAAGCAAAAATAAGGATGGTGAGTGATGAAATGGATTAGCGTTACCGATAGATTGCCCAGCGTAGATGGCGAGTATTTAGTCAAATCTCCCAACTCACCATTTAGCAAAACTGGAATGAGCGTTAGTGGATTTTCAGCAAGCGTTAAGCCTAACTTTCAATACGACAGAATTCACATTGACAAGGTTACACACTGGATGGAACTGCCATTCCCGCCAATAACCAAATAAAATAAGCCCTCAACTAAGAGGGCTTTTTGCTTATGAAGTGGCGTTAAGTTGCCAGTAGAATGTCAAGCCATCCACGACATTGCCATTATTTACGGTATCCGATGGCGCGGCAAGTGTTATCGCTCCAGCTCCAGAGTTATACATAGCCCACCTGATTGATTCACCAGGAGCCCACTGGTCAACGCCTGAAGATTTGGTTTGGCTATTGTCAGAGTTATTTGGCACTTCACTTGTTCGTAGTGAAAATGGATTTTCAGTAAATGACACACCATCATCACTACTTCTTTCCGACCATAACTGTAAGTTTCCAGCACCGCCAGCACCTTGAACTATCTGATAGGTGGCTGTACCTTGCATTGAGAACGTCTTCGTTGATGTATTCTTAACTAAACCCGTCGCAGCATCTAAAACAATAAAATCAGGTGAAGACGATGGAAATAGAGCAACGCCAGTCAAGTAGGTAGGCGAGTTAGGGTCTGTACTAACTGCAATTGGATCTACAGTGTACGCGCCAAAGTGAAGTAAAACAGCACCTGCACCACCCTCATTATAAAAATTAGTCGTAGTTGGCATAAATCCCCCTAAGCGAAAACAACAACGTCAGCGCTGTCAGTGTAAATGCGACCAAGTAACGGCGTATAAGGCTCCCACATAAACGGAGACGCACCTAATACCATAGGCTCACCATCATTCAAGATAATAGTTGCGTCAGTTGTGCCTTGGTTCTGAATGGCGATAATTGGCGCATTGTAAGTATCTTGAATCTCTACATCAGTTGCAGTTGCTAATGCGTAACCTTTAATGTACTGATTTGATTTCATAATCACTCACCTTTTGCATCGGCAATGGTTTTGTTGCGCTCAACTCGACGTGCTGCCGCTTTGTTTGCTTTGTCGTGTTCTTCGTTTTTAGACTCGCCAAGCTTCTCACGCATCATTCGCAATTCGTGAATAGTCGGCTGCTTAGGTGCTTCGTATGGGTTTTCTTTGCAGAATGCTTTGTACTCACCCTTTGCTTCATCAAGTGCGATTGTTAGCTTTTCAATTTCAGCAATAAGCTTTTCGCGTTTCTTTTCTACTTCAGACATATGAACCTCAATCAAAAAAGGGAGCCGAAGCCCCCGTTATTATTGGCTATTAACCGTTGGTTTGGAGAAAGGCGATTGGCACGTTCTTCGGATCCCAAATGCGGTCCCAGTTAGCGGCCGTTTGCAGTTCTGCGTAAGATGCAGACTGGCCAGAGCGAGTTGTATCAGTCCAGCTAAAGCCAACAGGCATGATGATGTCAGTACGACGTGAGAAGATTTGGTCTTCACCACCACCGTTACCAGATGATGGGTCGCGGTACATTTCAGAAGATAGCGTATTAGGCATGTTACCTTCACCAGACTCAACAGCACCCGCACCAAATAGGATTGACGTGTAAGTTGGGCGGTTAGTGCCTTGAACTACAACTAGAGCATCATCAACAACAACGCGTTTGCCTTGGAACGTTGCAAAGCTTGCGTCTTCTGACTCACGGATAAACTCAATCAAGTTCATCGCGTACAAGCCGTAGTACACGCTAGAGTGCATCGCGATTGCAGAAAGAGAGTTAACCATATCACCTTTAAGCTCTAGAGCTTTGATGAAGTTAAGCGCTGAAGCTTTCTCTGCATCGGTGATTGTGCCTGCTGCGTCTGTTGCAACGTTATGAACCATATCGCCGTTATCGTTAGCGATGTTGTCCAGTAAAATACCTTGCAGTGAGTAAATCAGACGCTTCTGAATATCAGTAGCCCAGTAATCACCGATACGGTTTGTGATACCAGTAACAGGGTCTTGCAGTGCGATACCGCGAGCCAAGTCCATAGCTGACCATGCTTTAGCACGCGCAGCTTTACGGTATTTCATTTGTTGAGTGCCAAGCTTATCGAAAGTAATCTTGTCATTCTGAACGTCATTCGTGTACGTTGGTTCGTCAGTTGTTAGTGGTTTGATGTTGTCGATGTCACCACTAAAACCAGACGTGCCGCATAGGCTTGATAGTTCTGAGTTAGCAACCATAACGCCTGATTGAATGAATGCGTTCTTCTCGACTTGGCGCTCTTGTGCCATTGTCGTGAATCGAAGTGGATCGTAAATATCTGAAATTTGAATAGTAGCCATTATTTAGCCCTCAATTATTTTAAGTTTGCTAGGTATGATTGAGTTGCCGTTGATTGACCGACTTGTTTGGTCTTCTCGCTAGTAACTTTAGTCTCACCAGGATTTGTAAAACTAGATTTTAACACGCCTTTTAAGTAAGGTGT